GGAGGAGATTCGTACCGCTCTTGGCGGTGTAGATGAAATCTCTATTTCCGCGGGTGCGACCGCCACGGAAATTAAAGGGTTGATGGGTCGGGCTCAGGCCACGGCCATGCGGAAGAACAAAAGCTTCCTGACCTATGGATTTAATCGTCTCCTAGAGATGATGATCTATCACCAGGAAACTATTTTCCGCGAGTCCTTCATCCTGGCTTCCGGGATGAAAGAACCCAAGCCACCTAAAGAAGAAACTCAAGAGTCTCTCGAAAAGTATCAGCGCGCTGTTATTAAGTTCGAAAGCAAACTCGACGAGGAAATTAAGAAGGCAGTAGCCGAGAACAAAGTCCCCCGTGGCGTTGTCGGCTTACCTGAAGATGGAGATCGCGAGGTTTCTTATCGTTATCAGGGTGATGTCTATGAAGATACGTCTTATGACGTACTTCAAAAGTCCATGGTCGTCCGCAACATGCAGGAACTAGGTGTAGACAGCCTAGAGGCCATGAAGTATCTTTTTCCCGACAAAACTGATTCTGAGATAGCGGAAATGTTGAAGGGTTTCCCCTTCCGCATGATCCAACAAACTCAATCTGCGATGCAACAATTTCTGGTATTATTATCCCAGATGTTGCAGTCTCCACATCCGCTTGCGCCTAACCAACCGCTTGCGGCAGATCCTAGACTGAATATCACTCCGCTCCTTTATAGGACGTTTGACCACCTAGCGGAAGAATTAACCTACTCGGGTAGCTATGAGCCAGCAGATCCAAGCTTCGACCCCGAGCCCGGTCTCCCCGGCGGCAGCCCCGGCGGTAACCTCGGACCAGGGCTCAACCGCCTACCCGCAATGGGTGGCGCAAACAGCTACCCCGGCGGTAGCTTCGGTTCCTACAGCCCAACCGCCGTCGCAGGTGGCACCGGCTACGGACCCTTCTATCAACAGCCAGTCCAGCCCGTCAACGTTCAACTCCTCCCCCAGCAGCAACCCTTGGGAAGCAGCGATGGGGTCCTTGGAGCGGGTCCTGTCCCAGGTCAACTCACAATCCCTCAGCCAGGCACCACAGTATCCCTCCCAGACGGCTGGAGCACAGGATACTCAACAGATCAGTCAGAACTTACAGGCCCAACCCTGGGCTTACCAGGCGCAGCAGGCAGCGCCGATCTCGTCTACCAACGCCTCACAGACCCAAGCTTCCTCTCAGGCTTCTACGGCCCAGACGAACGACGCCAGCAATCTCAGCGACGCAACTCGCGCCGTCGTTGAGCACTTCGGTATCGAGGCTCCTGGCATCCTGAATCAGTACGCATGCGCCCTCGAGGACATGCTGATTCAGCAAGCCACCGCCATGGACGATCTGGGCGGTCGGCATAACGCTATGCAGACCATCCTGACCAACCCGGATGTCTTAGCTGACTACACGGATCGTTTCTTCACCGAGGTTGTCCCTGTGGACATTGACACCCCTGCAGCCGCTTCTCCTCAGCAGCAGGCTTATCAGCAGAGCTACGACATGCCCGCTCCTCCTGCTAACGCAGGTGGCACCCAGCAAGGCGTCGCTCCTCAGGGTCAGTGGGAACAGTTCAGCGACGTGATGAACCGTAGCCCCGAGAACGCCTGGCGTTATCTGAGCTCCATGGGTCCCGAGGCTCTGCGCAGCAAGCTCCTGTTTATGGACGCTGCCTGATACAGTCTCCCGGCAAACCCTACGGGTGGGTTGCTTCTCCTCAACTACCCTCCTTCGGGAGGGTTTTTTATTGCTAGTCTTTTAGAAGCAACTAAGGAATTATGCGCGCTTTAGGTGATCTCCGCCGGAAGCCTCCCATGGAGGCACCCAAGGCCCCTGCTACCGAGCAACCCGTACAGGAACCTGTACAACAGACTCAGGAAAGTCCGTCGTTTGACGAATCCGTGGTGATCGAGTGATTTCTACCTGAAATCCTCTTCTTGATTTCTTCTTCTGCCAGTTTCTCTAGGCTGTTAAGAAGACGAACTCCCGCATAACCACAAACAAAGGAGGCAGCTAATGCCTCTTTTTTTGTGAGATTAAATTTCTCTGCTACTGCGGGGCTTACGAACGTAGCTAACAGGTATCCGGCTAAAACCGTCTTTATTACGTAAGGGATAAATCTTTTAACCCTTTGCGGGTGAGCAAGAATATCAGTGATGGATCCTGAGGAGGAAGCTACACATATCTCAGGATCCTCGATGAACATCGAGAAGGCCTCTCCAGAAGGTAACTGCATCGACCTTTCTTATCTCTATAAATTTTAGGGCATTAAAATAAACTCATTGGAAGTAAAACGATGGTTTACACTCCTCAAACTAACTGGAAATACGACAAGAATTTATACCATCCAATACAGTCAGGTCCACAGAGAACAGGTAGTGATCTAAATTTAACCAATACCTATATCGTTATCTCTAGCGGGTACGTTCCGCCAAGTGGGGTACAGCAAACCTGGGTTGGTGTGAACCTGCAAGGAGCTGACTTTGGACGGATCCCCGTGGGTCCTCCTAACAGCAGCGGATATCTGACTACAGAGTGGAAAGCTGTTCCTGCTGCTCTTTCTGGTTATTGGACGGACTACACAAACAGTAATCCGCATGCATCTGGACTGCTTGATAGTTATTTAGGTTTTAGAGCGCAGGGTCTCTACCACACAGCTAATAGCAACGTTCAGACGGCTCTGGGTCCACAACCTGGTTTACGGAATTTTGGGGCTTACACCTGGTTCGGAGCGTCCGTCCCGGATAACCAAAACTACGCTCCTTTCCAGACTCCTTCGAATAACACCAACACGGAAGGTGGAATTACTGGCGGTCCTGGTTCGTTTGAGAGGGTTAGGACTCCCATCCTCACAAACCCCACGAACGACACGTCCGGATCTCGAGCAGCGTGGGAGTACAACTATCCCGCTTACTGCCGTACATATGCTGAGGCCGTTCGGAGCACGGTGCCTGGGCAGATGAGCGCTGTAACGCGGTTTAGCTATAGAGGTAAATCCACGCGGTATGTACCTAACTATGGCTCCGTTTACGGTGTGCTTGGGGAAGGTGTGCGCAACATGGTACGTACTTTCAGCCCTGGCACTAAAATCTAAAACGCTAAGAACGCGACACATTAGTGTCCGTATAACAACCGGACTGCTTTAAACTAACGTTTGTAGTTTCTTCTGAGTCATATCGATGTTCATCGATAATGATTTTCCGAAGATTCTTGGTGCTGAACTGTACCGTCCGCACCCCGCATACATCGTTGAGATGGCTGCGGAGCCCGTGGTTGTTCACGACTTCTCGAAGCAACCCGGCCAGACTGTACAACTGGATCGTTACCGTTTCTTCGGTAATCCCGGCTCCAAAGAATCTCGCGAGCGTACTGCTGAGCAGACCATTGGTACTGCTAACAGCCGCAATATTGTGAAGGACAAGGTCCTGGTGACTCTTAAGGAGTACACCGGTCCTGCTGACCCGTCCGACCCCACCCAGCCGAGCACCTTCAAGATTGCTCGTGAGACCCTGATCACTGCTCAGCGTCTCCTGCTGGATACCGGCAACCTCACCACCTTCCACCAGTCCATCGGCAGCCTGACCCTGCTGGATGACTACCGTCGGTGGCGCGATCGGGTGTTCATCAACGAACTCCTGAAAGCTGTTTCCAAGGGCCAAGCTTCTGATTCCCAGGGCGGTTACTACTTCCCCGGCGATCTGGCTACCGGTGCTCTGACTTACACCAACGCCGAGCAAGCTAAGTTCGACGTCAAGGACGACCTCCTCCGCGTGGTCAAGTCCCTGCGTAAGCGGAACACCCCCACCTTCCAGGATGGTTTCTATCGCTGCGTTTGCGATCCCACCTTCCTGATGCACCTGCGTCAGAACAGCGACTTCCGCGAAGTTGCTCGTTATCCTGGCAACGGTCAAATCAATCCCCTCATGTCCGGCATGCAGCCCAACGCTGCGCTGTACATGGGTCAGGGCTTCGGTCAAGCCACCTTCGTGGCTGGCGAACCGATCATGCCCACCGGCTTCGTGTTTGAAGGCGTGCGCTTCTTCGAAAGCACCAACATGCCTACCCAAACTCAGAACGCCACCATCGGTGGAACCACCGCTGACTACAACGCAGCAGTTGGTATCTTCTTCGGTCCTCAGTCGACCGGCGTTGGCATCGGTGGCAACAATGCTCAGGTTCTCCTGAACAACAACGACGACTTCAGCCGTTTCATCATGATGATTTGGAGCCTGTACGCAGGTTTCGAACTTCTGAACGCTGACTTTGTCACCGTTGGTTACTCTTTCGACGCTTGAGGAGGTAACTAACAATGGCGATTAACTCTAACCAGTTGCACGTTGCCAAGATTTATCCTGGCAACTACACCAACGTTCTTCGTTACTGGCACGAAGAAAAAACCATGCAGTTCGAGAACGCCAATGGCGTTCAGACGAGCTACACCAACCAGCCCGTTGGTGGCCCCGTGGGCGTGGTCTTCCGTCCCGGCTGGATTGCCCAGCAGGCTGTCGGTTATGTGGACCTGAGCTATCAGGCTCTGGGTTCCACCAACCAGCTGTCCTACTACACCCGTCCTTATGGTTCGGGTCAGAACAGCGCCGAGCAGCCCTTCCTGAACGGCGCAGTCATCGTTCCTTCTCCCGACTTCCACAAGGATGTCCGGGCTGATATCACCGATGGCATCAAGGCTCCCGCTGGCGCTTACGTCTATCGCGCTTCCCTGCGTGTTGACGGCGGCGACGTTGTGAGCTCCGGCGTTGCCGGTGGTTCCGCTACCCCCACCCTGCCCCTGATCCCCGCTGTGGGCGAAGGTCTGAAGGTGGACGGCACCGTTGTGTCTGGTCAGTTCGGCACCTCCATCACTGGCGCCACCAGCCGCATCGCTAACGGCAGCACCGGTTCCACCAACATCATCGACTCCAGCAGCCTCAGCGCTCTGGGTTCGGA